TTAGATTGAAATGTTACGTTTTTTTCGCTGTTGGTATTGTATTTGTTGTCGAGAAAGTTTTTCTTTTTCTTTTTTATCCATCTCGTCCTCAATTTCCATACCTAACAATTCTTCAATTAAATCCTCATGTGACACAATCGCTTCAGTTCCACCAAATTCGTCTAATACAATAGCTAAATGTTTTCTAGAAATTGTCATCTTACGTAATACCCACTCCGCTTTGTTATGTTCATTCACAAATAATGGTTTAGCTGAATAGTTTGTAATTTGATTTTCTTTATTATTACTCCAAGCTAATAAATATTTAGAATGAAACACGCCAATGATGTTATCTATATCACCTTCATACACCGGATATCTTGTGTAAGGTTTATTCATAACCGTTTCATAAACTTCTTCATATGTCGCATTTGATGCAAATGCAGTCACATTAACTCTTGGTGTTGTGTCGACATCTTTAACTTTTAAATTTTCAAAATTAATAACACCTTTTAGTCTATTTGTCTCAATTTCATTTAAAGCACCTTCGTGCCCTGCAATTGCTAACATCGTTTTAAACTCTTCTTTAGAGAATTGATGCTCTTGTGGTTGTCCTTTTGATAAACTTCGATTAATACTGTCTGTTAATTTATTTAAAAGTAGTGTAATTGGACGAAATACAAACACACAAATATTGATAACCGGATATACAAGTCTCGTTATTTTGTCCGGAAATGTTGCTGCTACAGACTTTGGAATCACTTCAGAAATCAAAATGATAATAACAGTTAAGACAGCTGATGCAATTCCAACACTGATGCCCCAGCGTAATGCCATAATAGTTACAAGTGTTGGTAGCAATATATTTGCGACATTATTCCCTATTAAAATTGTTGTAATGAACTCACTTGGTTTTTCTAGTAACCTTACTATGCCTTTCGCTTTTTTATCACCTTTGTCAGCTTCTGTTTTAAATTTGGTTTTATTTGCAGCTGTTAATGCAGTCTCACTTCCTGAAAAGAAAAACGAAATAAATATCAATATAATTATGGCAATGATCACGTGTGTCGTCTCCTTATTGTCATATCTTATTTTTGTTGTAGTTACTTAATTCCCGACGTTCTAGTTTAATAAACCATATAAAATTCATTATATATAATACTTTTATTAATAGTAACTAAAATGCCTTTTACAAAAGATTCTAATATGACGAGGTTTAGTGCTTTAATCTGAATGTAGTATAAAAACTTGTGGAATTATTTAAAAAGAATCCACATGATAGTCATTAACTTTGAATAAAGTTATACTAGAGATGATTATTGAAGACAGTATGAATTTTACTTTTAAGTAAACTTATTTAAAATTCTCGATAAAGAAAGAAGGATTAACATGTATTTTGTTTTAGCAATATTTACAATCATTAGTGCCAGTGTAAGTTTAGGTTATTCAATTCGAGCATGTGCATCTAGCCATAATATAAATGCTTATTATGCACTTAGTCGAAGCTTACCTTTATTTTTATTAGCTGTTTTTTCTTTAGTCATTCATAGTGCTATATTTTTGATAACTATATCCATTGCAATGATTTTAGTTCAATTTTTAGATGCGATTGTTGGTTATAAAAGTAAAGATGTCTTTAAAACTTACGGTCCATTAGCAACATCTGTAGTGAACTTAATATTATTAATAGTTTTCTTATTTTAACTCACTTATACATCGAAACTTAATCGAACTATTATCGAATTATCTTTAAAGAATATTTGATGTAGTTTTCAATTAATTTAATAAAGACCATCACTCTAATGCCACAATCATGTTGTATTTGTGTTGTCGCTTTATCCACCATCAATGATTTTTTACATCAATCAAAAAATCGAACTGATAAATAAGTACAAAGCTTATCTATCAATCCGATTTAGTTATAAAACCAAAAAAGCCACATAAATGTGGCTTTTTGTTATATTCAGTATCAAAATGGTATCAATAACCATTTTCGGTAGTTATGAATAGCTTAACAACGCGGTTTAAAGCTATCCAATACTACCTTCCATTTCGATTGAAAAAACTAATTTTTAAGGACGTTTTTTTATAGAAACGTTGATTTAATGCGATTTAAAATGAAGTTATTTCTCTTGAAATTTTGAGGCTATTATTTTTTGGTATCAAAAATGGTATCATTTATAGTTATTTTAGCTTCACATATAAAAAACCACACTCCTAAATTAATAGGTGGTGTGGTTTGATCATTTATAATATAACATAAAAAACAACCACCCAGTAACTAGTATGGGTGGTTTAAATATGCAGTCAGCTTCTTACTGCTTTACGCAAGTAAGTCCTATGCATAGCCGAATTGACTACCGGAAATGTGGTTTTAAGCCAGATTGGTTACTGGTAATGTAATTACATTATAACAAAAAAAATAGGCAAGTACCGAAGTACCTGCCTAAATAACAACAAGATTAACATGTGAATAATGGAAATAAAAAGTCAGCCCGAAGGCTAACTTACGAATAGATGAAAATTTGAACACATTGCTGTGTCTAAAATGATTATAGCATAAATGACGAATATTTCCAGCTAAAAATTATTATATTTTAATGATAAAATTTTATGGATTTGTTAATAATTATTTAATTGATTTACATAAATAATAATTGTAAAATTACTTTGTAATCAATTGCAAATAAGTTATAGGAGAAAAATAAAATGAATAAAAAACTATTAACAAAAACATTGATAGCAAGTGCTTTAGTTTTAACAACAGTAGGTTCAGGTTTTCATTCTTCTTCAAATTATAATGGTATTAATAACGTTGCAAAAGCTTCTGAAATAACAGATAGCGAATTGTGGAAAAATGTAAGAGACGCTTTAAAAGACGCAAATATCATTGATAAAACAAACAACGAAACGATTAAAGTAAAATATAAATTAAAAAACGGTGGAGAGAGCGAAATTTCTGGGACTGCGAACTTAGATAATCTTAGTAATACTAATAACAGCACCGTTAGTCCTGATAGCGTTAACCGTGTCGATATTACAAGAGTTAATCCAAACGGAAACACAATAGAGGCAAATGATGCATGGAAAAAATTAGTAGATAAATTAAAAGAAAAGCATATTGTTAAAGTCGGTGATAAAGTAACTATCCATAGTAAAGATCCTTCTGATGAAAAAGTATATGGCAAGGTAGGAGATCAAGATTCTAATGTAAAAAATAGACTGATTAGTCCTAAAGATATAACTCATATAACAATAGAAAGATAATCATTTTTAGAGGTAGGAAGAAAATAACCTACCTCTTTTCTTTTTATAGGTACAACCTATTAAGCCCACTCAATCGTGCCCCAATATTTTTCATTTTTAATCTTTTGTTCCTTATCAGTAATTCTACACACTGCACAATAGAAATTGTTAGTACTAGAGCCCTCACGTTGATATTTGAATCTAATCCACCAGTAGCCATCTTTTTTAATGACTTGGTCGAATTTTACCCAATCATCTTTTGTGTATAGCCATGAATCTTCTTCAACGACTGTGCCGGTTAATCCAGCTGTTTTTCTGACTCTTATAGCTTTTTCTGGATTAGGATAAAATACGCCTTTCCAATTCCATGTTATTTTGTCAGCGCTTGGCTTACTACTTGGCGCATCAATTTGTCTGCCGTTAATGGCTTCAGCAATCCGCTTCGTGAAGCTGTCTAAATTGTTTTTAATGTAGTTTAAATCTTTCGTAGATGTGATAAAACCTAATTCGATTAAACGATAATTAAGATTAAGATCAGCAGACACGTTAGCGTTCAATAAATCCCCTCTAGGTGTCACACCTCTTATTTTACCCACTGTTTTATCTAATGCACTACTTAATGCCTTGTCAATGTCATCAGCTGGGAAACGATCGCTAATGATTACATGCCCGCCACTTGCTTGTGGGCTAGCAGAATCTAAATGAAACTCTATGATTGCATCCGGTTTGACTTCGCTTTTAATCCAGTACATGCCATAATCTTTATAGTTTCCAACACGTTGACCGTACAATGTATCTTGATATAAATCTTGATTCATCGAGTTGCCACCGTATAACAATACTGTGTTACCTACTGACTCAAGATACTTTTTCACTCTAGGGATAATATTTTTACGGTTAAAATCTCTTTCGTTTTCTCCATTCGCAACGGCACCTGGGTCGTTAGAGTATGCGCCAATACCATGACCAGCTACAAGCATGATTTTTTTGCCTTTTGATAACTTATCTTGTTTAACTGGTGTTACTGCGCTTCTTAGCTTATTAGCAGTCGTTTCTTTTGCATAGAATGGACGAATGAACCACATAGGAAAATCATAGCCGTGTGTGCGTCTTGTAGTAACTTCTGGTGGGCTCCAGTAAGCACCGCCTAGCCAGTTCTGCTCTAAAATAGTTATAGAATCTAACGTAGCGCTTATTACAATACCTACATGACCATAACCACCGCCATAATTACGGTTAAAAATAACGACGTCGCCCGGCAATGCTTGAAACGACACAGTATTTTCGTAAACGGTTGCTTCGTTAGTGAAATCATTCCATGTAGGAATGTCCGCAGCGCCCACACCTTTCAACCTATGATTAAATAAGTAAAGCCAATATTGGTTGGCAGTATCGAAGCATTGACATCCAAATGCATTGTCTGGATTCCACGCCTTACCCTCTAGGCTTTTAAGGTAGCTAATAGCTTGACTGTATGTTCTAACCGACGGCATTGTTATCATCTCCGTTCACTTTAGGTGCGCCACCAGTTGACTGAATGCCAGCTTTTACTTCATAAATTTTTTGTTGCCCTTTCTTAGATGCGTGAGTAAAGTTGTTATTCTTCCACCACGTCCAAATTGAAACAATCCCAGTAACGACTGTGCTTATAAACACTTCGTCAACTGGGATTGGAGAAATATGTTTGATTGCTAAAAACTGATTGATCCATGCGACTATTAATAAAATTGTTCTTACGATTGTACCGATATCCATTTGTTTGCTCCTTTTATCCAAAATAAAAAACGACTAAAAAATTAGTCGTTTAAAATTATTCAATGGTCAATGTCGGAGATCCTGAATAAACATCACTTATAGTGACATACAACGTCCCTGAAGGATTACTAAAGTTGATATTTTTACTTGCAACTCCGCTATTGACTCCTGATATTCCTAATTCACTTGACCCTAAATTAGTTTGCGAAATCCTCATTATACCGCTACGTACATTTTCTATTGTCACCTGATAACTTTTATTAGGTTCAACTCCATTTATTGTCCATTTTGCTGTTGATTCTTCTATGCTATCCGGATATTTATTTTTAGGTAAGGGTTTTATTACAAAAGATGAAGGCTTTTTCCATACTTGGATATTTCCAGCATATACTTTTGTATATTCTTCGCCTTCGTAAATAAGCTTCTTTACATTTTTAAAATTACCTTCCATAAAATCACCCCTTAATTAAGTAAAGTGTATTAGGGTCTTTTTGATACAAATAATTATATTCTGTTTCACTGCCTGTCCAAATATTCAGTGACGGCTGCGAAGAACCGATAGGTTGATAAAGTTTATCTGCTTCCTCTTTTGTAAAAGCATTTGATGATAAAAGATAACGTTCATCATGACTGTGATTTATGTCTGATTTTTTTGATAAAGCATTTTCTAATCCTTCAATCTGTTTGATTGTATGACTATGATTTTTATCTGCATACAAACTGTTTAATGATTGCTTGAATCTCTCAAAATCTTCTGTACTAACTTTTGAGCCAATCTGTTGCAATACACTTTCTGAAATAGAGTTGTTTTGTATTGCTTCTGCTAATTCTCTTAATGTATTCATAGATTCAGGCGCGCTATCAACTAGTTCAGCAATTTTTGAATCCGTATACGTTTTAGAGTCGTTGAGAGTTGTATCTTTGATTTTTTCAACTTCTTGCAATTTATTTTCTAACCCTTCAACATTTGCGATATTGATTTTGTCCAATAACTCAGGTTCTGCTTTGATATCTGTATCTTTACCATCAATTTGCCACATTTTAGTGTCAGGATTGATTGATACTACAGTACCGTTTTTACCGGGTGCGCCTTGTTCTCCTTTTTTACCTGCTTCACCTTTTGCACCAGGTTGTCCCGGTTCGCCTTTATCACCTTTCGCACCTTTAAATCTACTTTCATTCTTTTCGATGTAAGAAATGACATCTTTATCTATTTTCTCTTTAAAGTCTTTGCTCAATAAATCTGTCGCGTTATCTTTTAAAATTCTCGTAATAGCATCATCTACCAATTTAACATCGATTTCTTTTGCTACAGCAGATTCAATACCACTATCAACGATATTGAAAGAAAAGTTCGCAACATGTATTTTTCCTTCTTCTTTCTCTAAAAACAGCTTACAACGTACATAACCAGCGTGTTTGATAACCTTTTTAGATATCTTGTAGGTAAGGAACCCTTTTACAACATCGTCGATAATAAGGGGCTCATTTTTGAATATAGAGCCATCTTCCATAAACAAATGCAATCTAGGTGTTAAGCCATGTGCTTTTAGATCGATACGACCTTGTTTGTCATTGATACCTATTCTTATAGATGCTGTATTTTCATCTTCAGTGTAAAATCGACAGCCAATGTCACCTAAGTCAACACCATCATTTTTTATTCTCGTTTCAACATCTTTTATTTTGTACATTTATACACCTCTTTATTTATATTTATCTCTTATAAAGTAGATACCTTTTAAGCCGATTTGTTTATATAGCTTAGCGATTGTACTAGCTTGATGTTGGCACCACTCTATAGCAGTAGCGTATTGGTGCGTAGCTGGATTCTTAGGATTCCATCTGATTCTGTACAGTGTATTCTGCCCTTTGTTGATGTAATCCTTTCTTACGAAGCTAGCACCGCCCATGATTGCTTTTGCTGGAGTTGTCCAACCTTTATTCTTAGCAAATTTCATTGCATAATCAGGGTCGTTGTCGAATGCACCAATACCGAAGTAATTATATGCACCGTATCTACCACTAGCGAAGTTACTTGTTCCGTATCCACTTTCTAAGAAAGCGTGCGCGATCAAATAGATTTCGTTAATGTTGTTTTTCTTACAGGCTTCTGCAAATGCTTTGCCTTGTCCGTCTAGCGTTCCTTTCCCTTTGAGTATCTTATTAAGCGCACTAACTGAAACGCCTTGATACTTGCCTAAATTAAGCATTTGATAGCATTGTGTGTTACTTTCCCATATTCGCTTAACATTCATTGCTGAGCTCGTTTGTGCTCGTGTTGCATTAGCCCAGCCCCATGTATGAGATTTTTTCGGGTTACCCCTAGACATTTGTCTATCCAGTGCTTGCTGGAACGTGAACGGACTTTTTTCAGTAACGATGCTTGGTTTTTCGTCTGATGCAGTGGGTCCTCTTGTTGACGCACTGTCAACCGATGTTTTATCACTAATTCTTATTGTTGTTTGTGTAGTTACTTCTTTAATATTTTCTCGTTTCAATATATCTCGTTTGATGTACGTCTCAAGCATTTTCTTTTTGACTTGCTCATACTTTGCGTCATCCGGTATACCTTGCTTAATCAAGTCGTAATTAATTAAATCTTTCATACTACGCCAAATATTAGGGTCTACCTTTAACGTCGTTTCAGATAATTCTTTATCTGTTCCTGACAACAACCATACACCCCGTATTAAAGCTTGTATTTGGTTCATTAAGAATTGACGCTTGCTATCTGTTTGACCACCACATACTTCAATAACTAGCCAATTAGGGTGACGCGGGTCATCAAAATTGGTTGGTCTAGCAAGCCATGTAGCCTCTCTATCGACATATAAATGCGGTATTTCATAATCGCTTATAAACTTATTTCTTTGCGTATACAGTTCGTCTACAGAACGCATATGCATTGATTCTTTTATATATAATCCTTGAATATCTGAGCGTTCATCACCCATTACAACTATATGATCAATGAAATGCTCTTCTTTATCTAAAACATTGCTGTAAGCAGTGTATTTTACTGTTTTAACTTCTTTAAATTGCGGTTTCTTCGCTTCGCCAGTAATTGTTGAGTCATTGGCTTTTGATGCTGAACTTGTATCAGTACTACTAGGTTTGCTAGTATCTTTTGAATATGGAGGTCTGACAAAGCCTGTAACACTTACATAAGGGTGTCTTACTAAACTTCCCGGAGAACCTGTCCAACTATTAGAATTAACCCAGTTTTGGTCAACGCTATAAAAATAACTTTTATTAGATGGTCCTACTACTATTGCGGTGTGTCCGTCCGAACCTATTCCGTTGCCAGGGTGCCAAACTGCGATGTCTCCAGGTTCCGGTACAAATCCAGATGAATAACGATAGAATCGGAAACCCTTAGGATATCTGTAATTAGCCATATCCTTAGCATTGCCCCATGTTACAAAACCCCAATATCTTTTAAAAATAAAGTTAGGTGTATCCCAACATTGACTGCCCCGATAATTATCTATATTAATCCTCTTACCAATATTCGACTTTGCCCACTCCACCACTTCACTAGCTGTAGGCTTTCTAGTCTTTGGGTTAGGTAATCCCATGTATGCACCTCATTTCAATCAAAATAAAAAGCCAGTGCCGAAGCACTGACTCTTAACTGTTATTTACATTTACCAAACCAGAAGCACGCCCAGAAGCTATATCCTAAAATCCCTTTAAGCATGGTAATCACCTCCTTTAAATACCAAAAATAGTTCTTAGTAAAGCTATGACAATCGTACTGAAGATAGTCCCTATCAAACCGAGAATCCACATTTTCATATCGCGTATATTTTTGTCGTTTTCTTTCTTATTTTTTTCGTCTATCTGTCTTTCCCTCTGGATAGCATCTAAAGTTTTATCTAATTTAATGTTAACTTGCTCTTGAGTTTTTTGACCTAATTTAATCTCATTGAGAGTGCTAAGCATTGTTTTATCATTCTCTTCTAATCTTCTAATTCGCCATTCATGTTCGTGCCGTTTGGTAAATCCAAACATTACGCCACCTACTTTGTGTTAAATTAAAAAGCCTCAAGCATTACACCTGTGACTTTTCATCTTTTGCCTCTGGATATTTTTCACCAGTGATCAATGCATATTCTTCTTTGTCGATTACACCCATGTCTACGTACCACTTAATTTGCTCATTTTTATAGCAACCCCACACATAAAAAGTTTTAATGTCCTTGAAAGTTGGATAAATCATCTTAATTTTCTCCATTTAAACGTCCTCCTCTGTATTTGTTTTACCAGCTTTTAGTTCAGTCAACTGTTGTGTTAACATAGCGTTTTGTTGCTTTAATTCCATCGCCAAAATGTTTACTTGCGTCACCTGCATTTGCATACTTGCAACCATTCCGCGAAGTTCTTCATCACTCAAATCTGATTCACTTTGTTGGTTTGATGCATTCGGTACGTCTTCTTTTTCGAAATTGCTATTGTATTTAATTTCGCCGTTAGTGAAAACGAACTTTCTAGGTTCGAACTCTTCTTTGAATTTGATAGGCACATTGTTATCGTCTACATCTAAACTATTGCGTAAACCGCCAGTATTAACGTATCCGATAACTTCGTTTTTATCGTTTACTGTGATTTTCATTATTTCCACCCCACAATTTTATTTATCGTAACTCTGTTTGCATTAGCACCAGAACCTGTTTTACTGCCTAAATCAAGGTACACATCGTTATCGATTTTTAACGTCGTACCACTTTCTTTAGTTATTAAGCATTCATAACTACCACCACCGTTACCGTCTGAGTCAACTACATTTGTTTTACTTAATTGAATCGCATTTGGTATAGAGGTTAAACTGAATGCTTCAATAACACCACCTGGATAAGTACCGCTTATGAATAGAATTGCATAATTTGTATAAGCTTCGGTTAAATTAATCCTTGTTCCTACACCGTTTGCAGCACCGTCGAATAACACGGCTGTTTTATGTTCGTTAGGTGTAGCCCATTGTGAATCTAATCGACCATTGGTGATTGATCGTGTATAAACTTTTTTAGAGTTTAAAGGTGTGAAGTTGAATAACTTATTTGCATCATCTTTAACAAATACTGATAAGTAGCCTTCGTAACTTTCAACAATACCTGGTAAATCAGGCACACTTGTTACGTAATAATTCCCAGCGCCCAATGCTTCTAAATTACCTTTGGCGTTATATAAGTTCTTTTGGATTGATTGACCGTTATGTTCTGTTAACTTATGTTGTTGCCAACTTATACTTTGTAACTTACCATCTACATACTGTTTAGCTTGATTCAGTGTGTTGTTAGATATTTCTTCAACAAATTGCTTAGTTAAGTTTCCATCATTCTTTTTATAAAACGGGTACCACGTGCCGTAGATTTTGTATTTTGTGTACTCATCGTTTGAATCATCTGGGTACCATGTTGCACGAGCAGTATTATTATCAACAACATAAACAACTAACACACCAGATTTGCTTGATGTATAAGTTGATTCATCGAACGAAGAACCGTCATCAACACCATCTTGTCCGGGCTTCTCTAACGTGCCTATATCCGCCTTTTCTGGCGCATCTTTTGCATTAGTAATATGAATAATCATAGATGAGTTAGCGTGTCTTAAAACAGCTTCTATTGACTGTTCAGATGATTCGATTGCTTTACCGTAATCATCAGTAAGTTTAGACTTTTGCCAATTTGTTGTTGAATTACCTTTAACAAGGTCAGCGCCATTGATTTGTTGTTCAACTTCGTTAACACGTTCAAAAATCGCTTGCTCTTTATCAACAATTTTCTGGAACTCGCTATTTATATATTGAACGGCTTTGTCTTGTGTTGTTGTAATCATCTGTACCGCTTCATTTTGTTTGATTTCTAATCTTTGAATACCTTGATTAATACGACTATCAATTTCAGTAACCAACGATTTTGTATCACTCAAACTTTTCTTTAAGTCCTCAACTTCTTCTTTAACACTTTCTGTTAAGTCCTGAATTGATTTGATATAAACTAGCTTTGTTTTACCGTCAAAATTACTAATTAGATCATTCTGGATATTGAAGTTAAATTGACGCTCTACAATTACGTTATTGCTACCGTTTTGAGTAAAATATGCTTGCGCATGTACGCGTCCAGTGTATTTTAAGAACTCATTTGGGATAACGTATTGCATTCGTCCGTTAATTGCATCAACAATTGTAAGTTCATCACTAATATAAGCGCCGTGTTCATCGTCGAAGTTATCCGTCTTAAGCACAATACTAGTCATCGCATTATGTTTGCTGATTGATAACGGCTTATTATTCTTAGTTACTGCAAAATTTAAAACACCAGTTCCTCTATCTGATTCATAGAAACTGATGTTTGTGTCAATAACCGGATTATATTGTGATGTTGTTTGTAACTCGATTAAGTTATCATCTTTCGAAAAATTATCTACTACCATTATTCAACCTCCTTACCTTCTATTATGCTCCAACCACTATTACCACCAGTACCAAAGTTTCTAACGAAAAACTGGTGAGCAGAAGCAAAGTTATTACGTCTTAGCACTTGTGTTGTGTTACCCGGTGTATTTGATTTTACTTCTAACACCCAGCCTGCAATACCTTTGTAATCTTTAGGGAAGTCAGAAAAACGTTTTGATTCTTCAGTGGTGATATAGAAGTCTAAACCAACAATTTTTAAATCAGACAATTTCGTGATGCTCTTAGGGATATGTTCCCAATAACCAGCACTTTGTGGGTTAAAATTCCATGAACCGTTGTTTTTCTTGTTAAAGATGTCGATAACACGTTCAAATTTGAGCATATTTCTACCTGTGCTGTTTCTAGTTAGTACTTGTCTTAACGCACCATTATAATGACCAGGCAGTACATCAAAGAACCAACCTGCATCTCTAAACGCTTTCGGTAACGGGAAATCTAACGCATTTTGTGTGTCTTGCGTATAGATATAGTAATGACCAACTTCCGTAATATCACTTAGATATGCTGGGTTTTGTATTGGTAACGGTTTAACACGTCCGCCTGAATCAGTCATCGATACTTGAGGTGCAATGTTTTTTAAGAATTGGTTAACACCTCTTTGGCCGATGGAATAAATTGAGTGATGTCTGTTGTTACCAGGTCCAATAGTTACCCCTATTAAAAGCGCTTTGCGTCCTGTTTCTAGATCGTAATACATATCTAGACCCTCAGCTTCTTGGAAGTCTCCTTTAAAGTTATTATTCACACCACCAATATCGATACGTCGTTTAAATAACAATTCTTTTGTTTTTATATCGAAACCTTGTAAGTAGTTAGGGTTGGCTGTATTCGAATCACCTGTATACCAATATAAGATACCTGCATCATAAGTGATACCTTGCATAGGTTGTGTATCTGAAGTGTATTCCATAGGTATATCCATTTGATACAATACTTTGTCTATACCTTTATCAATATCGTCAGCACTTCTAACCTCAACAAAGTTCAACGAATTCTTAGCTTGTCTTTCAGAAGCTTTATATTCACGTCTAAAAATCATTAAGTTTTCTATAGGATTATAAATTGCCGACGTATATCTATCGTTAAATACGTTTGGCATGACGTCTTGCATTTCGTTGCCATACGTCATTTCTCCACTTCTATATTTAAAGCGTACAAACTTGTTGTTTTTGTTACTGTCCAATACAGCTGAATAAATCCATAATTCTCCATCAATGTATCTATACGCATTGTGTGTACCGTGACCGCCATTTTTAACAAGCAATCTATCAATAAATTGTCCGTTAGGCTTCAATCTAGATAACATGTAATGATTGCCTGGACGCGCTTGTGTCATGTAAATAATTTTTGTTCTAGGGTCTACCCAAAATGATTGCATTACTGCGTTAGTATATGGCGATAAATCTGTGATGAATTCCGGTTCTTGCTCTTTTGGTTCAAATCGGTATTCTGTCGCTTGATATTCTTTATAGTGTTCATCTACAGCTTTCTCAACCTTTTTAGTGAAAGCATCTAGTGTTGAATAATCATGATACAAACGATCTTGCAATGTCTTATGATCATAACCAGTATTATCAACTCGCGCGTCTTTTACCTCGTTGATACCGTCGCCGTTATGACCTATTATCATGTTGCTAAAACGGCCATTTAAATACGTTAAATAATCTTCAACACTGTCATTCAAGTATTTAATTTGTTTCGCTGAGTGTGCGTATATTTCTTCTTTTTGATGATATATAAACATTTTCTCAAGTTTGCTCATTCCATTATCAAGTAATCGATAGTTGTACTCGTGCTGAGCAACTACTTTTGCGCCAGTGGTAGAATGCAAACTTGTTATTAATCCGTAAGCCATTGGTTGCCTCCTTTAGTCGTAAAAACTGTAATAATCCTTGATTAACTCGTACATAATAACCTCGTGACCTTTTTCGTTAGGGTGTAAGCCGTCCTCCATGCTCGCTTTCCTAAAAGCTGGATTGTATGGCTTAAAGTAATCTGTGTGATATGCGTCAAACACTGGTACATCTAACTCACTACAAGCTAATATTTGAGTGTTTACATAGTCCTCAAGTGTTAACCCTAGTTTGTTTTTGTCCGTGTCTTTACGGCGTATTGTTGTACCACTCATAGGGCATTGTCTTGTAGCTGTCATCACTAGTATTTTTGAATCTGGATTATTCTTTCTAATAACTTCAATTGCAGAACAAAAGGCACCGTAAAACGTTTTTGTATCCGTTTTATCAGTGCCTATCGGTACGCCTGCCCAATAACCGTGTAACCAGTCATCATCAGTGCCTTGTAATATGATTAGGTCTCCTCTTATTTGCTCTGCTTGTCTATAAATGCTGTTTTCTACCGCTTCTTTACCTATTGGAACTGTTGCCATTGTTGCGCCACCTCTTGCAAGATTAGTCGTTTTGGCTTTCAATTTCTTGCCTAACATTTCTGTGAAATTAGTTTTTGCGTGCGACCCTCTAGCTACAGAGTCGCCAATCGTTCCAATTGATTTGATGTTTCTTATACTTGATTGACTAGTAAAGTCGTACATGATCGTACCATTAGCAGTTGTAACTGTTTTAGTATTCATCTTATCGACTTTAGCGTTTATTTTTTCATTCTGCTTAACCAATTCATTATTTATAGATAAACTTGCGTTAACTTTTGCGTTTAATGCTTTTAGTTCTTTAGATGGGTCGGATTTTGTAGATTTTACGCTTTTAACATAATTTGCAGCATCATGAACTGCTTTGTTATAACGATTACGCCTTGTAAAGTCTCCTAATACTACATCTTGCTTAGTGATATTATTGTACGCATCTCTATGTGTAGTGATTTCGACTATTCTCACTAAGTCGTTATATCCTATGGCAGAATCCACCACTCTAACAACATCACCTATTTTAGGGTTAGCTTCTGGGAAATGTTCACGTAACGCTACAAAGTCTAAGGAAATAGAAGCGGTGACACTTTTCTTTATCAATAACTCCATTGCTTTTTTTAAACTATCTTCTTTTTTAATACGTCCATCAACAAGCGGTGGCGCTTCTCTTTTACCTATCAATTGTGCTAATGGATGAGTGAATTCAATTTGTAGTCCCGCTTCTGCAAAAGTCTGTTGTCCATCAAAATCACCATAACCTTTAATAAAGGTATAACATTTAGATGCATCTTCTTGTATTTTGACGTTATCAGCATTCACACCAGCTTTAATGTAATAATTGGCAAACTTAGATAATTCATCATACAAATGAAACGTTTTAGTCTTTGCATCGTATTCATATTCGAGATGATAACGCTCAAGTCCTTTTTTAAAGATTTCTAATCGTGTATCTCCTTTGCCTAATCCCTCGAATTTAGATGCATCTACTTTTGGATGTAATACATACTTATAACCCGTTCCTTTAAAGACAGTATTGAAGAACTCAACGCCTGTAAAACTTTCGTTATACTCTTGGTAAATCCTAGAATTGTTAAGGTCATCAAGTTCTTTTTGCCTAGCTTTGATATCAAGCCTTATTTTTTCGCCAATAGTAGACTTATCAAGTATGACAATTACATATTCGTTGAAATCATCTTCACCTTCAACATGAGTGATCGTCCACATTTTAGTTATAGCACCTATTGCGTCAAACGTACTCGCGTTCTCGATAATAGTTAGATCCAAAGAACTATCTTCATTTAGCTTTTTACTTACCTTTGTACTAACATTAATAGCGTGCCCTACACCCTGTAGACTTTTTAATAAAATTGGCATAGGCTACTCCTTATCTAAAATATAATTTGTGTCTAAATGTAATTTGTTTCATTACTTTATTAGACTTGAATCGATTCCAGCCTGGATATAAAACCGGTTGTTCTAAAGTTTTATTAAAAGAATCTATATTTAAATAACCTCTATAGGTATGTTTACCGTCGAAGATTATTTTATCTCCGGCTTTTAAATCAACTTCCTTAATAACTGAGATATTTCCTTTATCTGTATAGAAAGTGAATCCATCCTTATCATTAGCTTTAACATCTTCAGCTAACTCTATTTCAACAACATTAAACTGATTAAACTGTGTTAAAGGAACGTCACCGTTATAATAAACTTCTCCTGAGTTAGTGTTGTAAAATGTCATTTGACGCCTCTTATCACCTTCGTTTGTAGGCAATCTATCAGGTACCGACCATTTTTCAGGGTCGTTATTACTTTCAAGATCAGTACTATAACCGACACTTTCAAAGTATGGTAGTTCGGTTGTTTCAAACGACAAAGAAAATTCCCCTGATGTTTGTGTTGTGTCAAAAGAAACTTCACTTACTAGTCCTACAAAAAGTTGTCGTCCATCAACATAATCAAGCTCAAATGCTTGTTTGTCTTTTGGTATATCTAATATATGCTCATACTTAATTGAATTGTCTGGTGTAGCTAATTCCCTTAAATAAAAACGTCCAGCAAATAGTGCTTGGACGTCTGACTTTAAATGTGAAGCATAAGCAATTTTAGGTACTTTATACCTTATCTTAATCTCTACTTTTTTAAGTTCTTCTTTAGCGTAATTATGAAATCTACCATCAATACCCTCTATATCAGAATAGTTACGATGATATCCTGCGCCTGTAACGTTATATTCAACTACTTCCAAGTGATTATAAGTGAAAGGATTGTCACTGACGCGATACTGCAAACCATTCCTTATTACTTCTATATCGTGCGCTATCAACTAACAAACCTCCCTTATAATAAGTTGAAACTTCCGTCTATAGCGTTCATGTCATCAATGCGTGATTTAATTAAATCAAGGTCGCCCTCATTTCTAATCGTTACATTCACAATAGGTCTATTATTTTCTTTTAAGCTATGTTGAACATCGCTAGTCATGTGTCTGTCTATAGAAGTACTTACAGGATCTACTATACTATCTGTCAAAGTAGAGGATAGCTCTTTATTAAAGGCACTGCCAAAGTCTGTAGCAATTACTTTTGCTTGCGATACCGCTAAACCTTTACCTAAGCTACTACCTCCACCGTGTCCACTTACGAATGAAGTTACAGAGTCCCAAGCTGATGAAATCGCATCGCCTACCGCGCTGACTACTTTGTGCGCAGCATTAGCTACACCCTCAGCTACTTTGCCGATTAATTCCGCTCCGGCATTTAAGAAATCACTGAAGAAACTTTTAATCTTACCAAGTGCATCACTCATACCGTCACCTACATTTGAGACAACTCTTTTAAACCCATCAGCTACTTTACTCGCGAAACTTGTAACTGTATTCCAAATGTTAGAAACCCATTCAGAACCTTTTGTGATAATAAAGTTTAATGCTTGTCCCATTTTTTCAGCTACACTCCAAGCAACACGACTGAACCAACTTGTAACAGTGTTCCAAATACTGCTAACAAAATTAGTGGTTGTACTCCATATCTGTGACCAACTTGTACCAAACATTGAAAGCGTTCGATTCATTACGCCAGTTAAAAAGCCGATAATTGACTCCCAAACTGATTGCATGTATTGCCAAATCGTATCAAGTACATTGGTAACCGTAGTTTTAATAGTCTCCCAAGCACCTGAGAAGTCGCCAGTAAGCAACTGAATTAAAGCAGTGAACAATCCTACTATGATTTGGACTGCTACAGATATCACTGTTCCTATAGCTTCGAATGCTATTTTTATCACTGTCCATAATCCTTGAATGACATTCATTACGTTTACTATGACACCTATCACTAAAACGCCTAACACAGTCATAAAAACTTTACCTAACGCTTCTAATATCGGTTTGATTGGTTCTATTGTGGTCTGTATTTTATCCCATAGTTCACTTAACCAATCAATTACGCCTTGAATCGCTTCAGAAACAGCGCTTTTGATATCTTCCCACGCTTTTGTCATATTCTTTCTGAAAGTCTCGTTAGTTTTCCATAAGTAAACGACAACACCGATGAACGCAGCTATAATTGCAATAACTAGTAATACAGGCCAAGAAATACTTGTAAACACACCAGCTAATGGCGCAAAAGCTTTAGATAACAATTTCGGTATCCCTGTTAAATCTAACATTTTCTTTATAATTCTTAATAAACTTGTACCAAATACATTGCTTAAAACACTACTCACTGCTGCAATCGGAGCCATCAAAGCCCAGAATGCACCACCTAATATACCTAAAATACCCATAGCCTGAGCTACTGCCGGATGAGTTTCAAATAACTTACCGATAAAATCAGCTAGATTGGTGATGAAATCTAGTAATTTACTAGCTATAGGTGCCATTGCTTTACCAAACGCTACTAACGCTTTAACAATGTTACCGATTAATTTCATAATAGTTGGGCCATTCTCTTGAACATAGTTGATGAAATCTTTAAAACCTTGAGATTGCCCTACTTGTTCAGACCATTCTCTAAACTTATTTGTCAATTCGACGAGCCAGCCAAAAATATTAGAACTGTTTTGACTGAACGCAATCATTAAATTACCAATACCTTTAAAAACGTTTCCGAATATTTTACCTATCTTGGGTAGATTTGTCTTAGTGTACTCGATAAACGCTTGTATCGCATTTTGTCCTGCTACACTATTAGCCCAATTTTGGAAATCTATAGACATGTTTTGCAGACCTTGTGACATGAATTTAAATAACGGCATCAATTGAGTAAAGATATTGACTAATCCATCACCAAATCGTCCTGCAGCGTTCAATAAATCACCAAATATAGCCCCACCGATGGTATTCAACGACTCGAACGCTTTTTTTGCAGTGTTAGACGTTTTGACCCATTCTTCAAACTTACGCACATTCGCTTCAACTAACATTGATACCTCAGACAAGAAAGGTTTCATTTTAGTTAACGCGCTTGCAATACCTCTTAATCCTGCTGACATAGCGTTAAATATTTTAGCTTGATTCTCTTTAACAATATCACGCCATGTATCTTTTAATTGATCGCTGGCTTTTCTGAAGTCTTGTACCTCTTTTGTTACTGCTAGCGTACCATCTTCAACCATTTTAAGAGCGCTAATAGCCATTGCACCAAAGCCAACAACTCCAAGACCTGCGACAGAGAATGCGCCAACTAAACCTAAAACGCCACCACCTAATACACCAACCGCATTAAGTACTGCCATTATTGCAGGTACTAACCCGGCAATCACTGGTATCAATGCTTGTATACTAGCAATCATTAAGCCTTTAACTTGTTGTGCAAAAATTGTACCAAATGTACGAATTTTAGTAGCTAGCGCGTCCATTTTCTCACTATAATCAGTTAAGGACTGATTCAGTGCCTTAGTTAAAATTTGGGTTTTTGTCATACCTCTCGTATCGAAATTAACTTTTATTGTTTTGTTGTGTAACGTGGCCAACATCGTTTTTGCACTAGCAATTGCACGTTTTAACGGTGAATTATTACCATCTATTTTAACGTTATGTTCACGCCATTTTTGCGCCATAGCTTTAGCGCGTTGTAAAGCTCTTTGGAATCTTGAAATATCTGCTTTTACATCTGTTTCAATTTCGTTTGGTACAGACGTCTTTGCTAATCGTTGAGCTTTCCTTACGTTGCTTTGGAAATCTCTAATATTGGCCATAATCTTTGCCATAAAATGAGTATCCAAAGGCTAACCTCCTTTCGATTCAAGGAATTTTCTTGTACCTTCTTTGAAGAGTTCACGTCTTCTTTTTTCTTCTTCTAATCTAACTTTTTGTACACGAGCATAGCTACCAGGTTCTCTTATTTCGTAACGTTGTTTCTCAATGTCACGAATCATACTAGTTAGCCTCTTAGAAGCTTGTACTAAGCCGTTAGCTTGCGCTTGTTCAATTAATAATTGTCTTTGATCTAGGTACCTATCCTGACCACCAATAAGCCAATCACGCCATTCAGCAGGTGTTAGTGCTAACAATTCATGTTCAGGGATATATCCTAAATATCTAGCTGTCAGTTGCCTTATTTTTGAGTAATCGTGTAAGGTTCTGCGCCCATGATTTCCTTGTAATTCTCTTTCATCATTTCTATGCCTGCTTTCGTCATTTCTTTGTCCTCGCTTTTGGCCATATTCGGTGCTTTGTTCAATGTCATCCAGTACGAGCGACTCTCCCTCTTGAAAAAACCACTATTGTTAAGTTTGTCCAAAGCCCCTTGTAATAACGGCAAAGTATCCTCGTTTTCAGTGATGAAATCATCAATTGCTTTTTCTAATTGTTCTCGAGTTGGTGGGTTTTTTAAATAAGCAGTAGCACATTCCCAAAATTGTAAAATCGCTTTGTTTCTAGATTCTAGCAAACCGTTAAAGATAACATTGAATCCTGGCATTGCTCCTTTTCTCCCATCTTCGCTATCTTCTGAGAATTTTTCAGCTTTTCGGTCAAATGCAAATGTTACTTTTGCTTCTACTTCGTAATCTTTTTCTCCGTCATTAATTTTTAATGTTGTAATTGGATTAAATTCAGTCAAAATATATACCTCTTTTCAATTTTTTTATAAAAAAATAGGGAGCTTACGCCCCCTTGATCTATTAGTTTACATAGAATGGTCTTCCGTGTGTGAATCAGATACAACACTAGCTTTCTTTTGATTCTCGAATGTTCCGACTTTTTCGCCGAATTTTTCGTATTCAACTGTAGGCGCACCTGCAGCTTCAAACCACTCTTTCGGCAAGTTATCTTCAGCACCTTCTGCTGTATTCCATTTAACTTTTAATGATAGTTCGATTTTGTCACTTTCATCATCAAATGACATTTCAAATGATTCTGGAACAACATAACCAAACATTCCGTGATGTTTACCGTCTGCACGTTTATTACGCTCATAAAGCCATATACGCAACTGTCCACCTGTTTGTACAGCGTGTTTCACTGCTTCAATTCCTTTATCTCCAGGCACATTACCAATTGTTAATTTAAATGATTCTGACATTGCATTGGGAGAATAGTCCGTTTTACCGCCTCGTACTATTTCAGCTAAATCATTTTCAATCGTATGTCCACCTTCTTGTAAGTCAGCTAATAATAAAGATTCTACTGGATCTAAGTCAGTTTCAGCTGGACGTACAACTGCTAAATAGTTTTTTTGCGCCATTTAATACACTCCTTCGTTTTTCTTTTTATGTCTGTACTTAAATAAAAGCCGTATCGTGCCATGCTTAGTAAACCTGTCTATATCAGGGAATACTGCTTGACTATCGATACGGCTAAATTGAAACTCGTAATTATCTATTTCTATAGGTCTGTTAAGCACATAACCTATCGCGCTTAAAATGAGCTTAGCCTCGTATTGTGTAGCGAACTGTGAATACACATGTATGACAATACCGACTGTTTCTCTCATTGTTGCACTAGATTCGTTGTTAGTGACGTTTGATTCACCCACAACAATATATGGGTAAACAGCGTCATCTTGAACAACGTCAAAGACCCTATCATCAACTAGTTTGTTAATGTTAGGGTCTGAGATTAATCTTTTATATATTTGATTTGTAAGTTCAGGCTCAACTGATACCCACATATTTAACCACCTCTATGAAAAATACTGCTCGAATGTCTTGCGTCCTGCGTCAATTGCAGGGTTCCAAAACGGCTGTGGCGCTTGTCCTTTAGTAGTATGCCATTTACCGTTAGCGTCTTTATAACTCCACGGTATCTTTTTAGCGCGACTACCTTTAGTGGCATAAATACCTGTGCCGTACTCAACATAAACACTATACTCTGCACCTACATTGATAACTCCTGTTAGACCGTTGTTCTCAAATCGAAAGTCTATACTTTCTTTCAAAAATCCTAAGTCAGCAGGAGCTAATGCTACAGCAGTGTTATATATCTTCATCGTTGTTTTAGCGATACCTTTTTTAACCCACTCTTCTATTTTCTTATCGAACTTATCCAATTCAACAACCATGCTATCAGCACCGTACTTAACTTTTGCCATATGGCACCTGCTTAAGTCGTAGTAACTTAATTTCATGTTGTCCGCCCTGATCTACAGAATCACCTTCAATACTAAAGATTCTACCCTCATACTCAAATAAATTGTTTTTAGATATTGGCAAGTCATAAGGTACATATAGGTTTCTGTCATATTCTTGTGACATTTGATGAAATTTTAGTTGTTCAGATGTAGTAGGCGTATCCATAAATCCTTTAATTGTTTTATCGCTTACAAAGCGCTCTTGTATAATTGGATACTCTCCTACTTTTTTGATACTTCCAATAGAAATAGTGTGAGGGAATTCGTCGTATGGGTTAAACACAAACAACACCTCTACCTTATTGGTTTAAACGGATGAAACTTTGCTCGTTTATACCTGTTTAATACTCCACTAATGTAATCAGGGACACCATCGTTATAAGTGTACGACACTGTCCCCATACTTCTTGACTTTAAATTCTTTTTAACTTCAGGTCGTTGATAATACTCTAGGACGTCTGCGACATACTTTTTGATTGAGTAAGGATAAATGACTTGACCATCTTTCATAAAATCATTGTTTGTTATATCCCTAACATCTTCTAGTATTCCGTCAACTTCCATCTTAAATATTTCTTCTTCATCACTTTTAACTTCCACTCCATTTTTCTTGAGTAAAAGTTTAATATCTTCATAAAGAGTCATTTTTATCACTCGCTCTTATCAGACGTAGTACGACGTGATTTAACCTCTTTGTAACCGACAAGACTGTAATAAGAGTCAAATGCCTTCTTTGTAACAGTAATAGTCATATTGTCTTTTTTTACCTTAATCTCTTCTGCAGGATTAGCCATCATATCTCCTCCTATTCAGTTGGTTTAAGCGTTGCGAACGCTTCTGGTTTAACGTTCATGTATGCAATATGCATCGTCGCACGTAAAGCGAACATATCACGTTCAAATAATGATACTGGTTGGCCAGAAGCATCTGATGCTTGTAACGTCGTTAACGTGGCATCTTCAGAAATTGCATACTCAATACCTTGTAAGATACCGTAACGTGCGTAATCCCAATCACCCATTAGTGCTAACGATTTCTTTTTGTCGTATACATCCGCTCCAGTATAAGATAGTGGTAATCCCATAATCTCGTTCCCGTTAGCATCAAATAATGGTCTGTCATTAGCATCTAAAGCATTACGCATTTTACTTCTGAATGAACGTGTAGTTAATACTCCGTTTGGATCTAACTCTTCATCTTCAATAGTAGCCATTAATGCCGAAAGGTCTACGTATAAATTATTAGTATCTGTAACAACGTTACCTTTCTCTTCTGCGCCTTCAACAAGCGGTTTACCACTAGTTGAAGTGTTGTAAGGTGATTTAGTACCAAAGATAACAGCTTGGTCAAACGCTTTGTAAAATGCCTCTGCAATTAGAGGTTTAACCTCATTAAAGAAATCTTTTGCAGTCCATTTAAGAAACTCTTTTGATAACGGAATAATTACACCAATTTTCTTAGCTTCCATTTCTGCTTGTGCATATTCAGGCTTAGAAGTTTGAATACGTTCCGTTTCTGATACCCAGTAGGCGCCTACACCTTTTGCTAAGTAAGTAAATTTTTTCTTTTGTGCTGTCATTGGCTCATTTTTAGCTAATTTCATAATTGCTGAATTAGCCATAATGTCTTTCATGATTAAAGTACCTTGTTCTGCTGGAATAACGCCGTTTTTAAAATCCGATAAAATAACATTGCCTGGCGTGTATGTTGGAGTTGCCATATTTTATTACCTCACTTTATTTTCTAATATTGATTTCTTTCGCCATTTCTTCAATGGACTTTACATTTGAAGGGTCTAAATCTTGATTTCGTGATTCTTTAACATCTCTTCCACTCGATTTAAATTTAGACTCAACACCTTTTTGAACATACTTGTCAAAGGTTTCTTTTAAAGCTTTTAAGTTTTGCTCAGTATCTTCATCAGAATCGCCTAAAAATCTATCAACTAAGGATGTTGGTAAATTTAGTTCCTGCGCTTTACCTAGCGCGTTACTTCTTAACTTCTCACGTTTTGCCTCTGCGTCGCGTTTTTCTAACTCTTGTTCAAGAGCACTAATACGTTTTTGTTCTTCTGATTGCTCAGGATTACGCTTCCGTACTTCTTGTTCGATTAGATCCTCAAGATTTTTCTCTTTCCATGATTCTAATCCTTTCGAATGATAACGATCTAATTCAGGTTGAATGAATCGTTTACCTTCTTCTGTATCTAAAAAGCCTTTAACGTCATCAACAGACACCGTCTTAAGTCCCTTTAGATAATCTTTTACTTCTTTATCGTCTTTGTGTTCTTCAAAAAAAGACTTAACTTCTTCGATATTCATATATCAAAACTCCTTTTTGCCCTTCGCGTACCCTAACAGTCCGAAAAGTGCATAATAAAAAGCAGTTTAACGACATGCTAAGGTCGATAGATACATTATTTCTTTTTCCTCTTGTGTTTTTCCCACTCACGATAAGTCATGAATGGGATAACTTCATTTTTACCATCGTCTTTACGTGCTCTCATTACAGTTGGCAATTCATTTTCATCAATATAATAAAGTAATTTGCAACGACAATTAATATTCTCTTTCGCACTGTTTACACCAATAAATAGCTTGGGCGCCTGCCCAACACACCCACTTGATTTAAAATTCTGATCTATTTCCACTGATTCCCCATCTAAATGACGATGAGTATCACGTGTTCGTGTATCTTTAGTAGCATGCCAACGTTTCTTCATCTTCAAACCGTTATCTTTAGCAACCATTGCGCTATCAAGTCCAGCTTGTGACATTGCTCTGCCTGCTTCTGTACGAGCCACACGCAATGATTGAGCTTTAGACATGCCGACATCATCACGTATTGCTTTAGCTATCTTAGAGTAACCCTCTCCACTCATAATACCTTGTGTAATGTGCATACGTATCTTTTTCAATACTTCATCACGATGTTTTTGTAGTGTTGGCATTAAACGAACGAACTCAATAGGTTGTTCAATAGCTGATTTGATTACCTCTTTACTCGGAACATCAAACTGCATAGATGTTTGACTCGCCATTTCATATAAATAAAGGCTCATAAGGAATTTTTCTATATAAGCATCTTCTTGTGACTTCTGAATCATCTTAGCTACTTGCCTATAGTCATCAGTCAACATTGTACCTATACGAGTTAACTCCTTATTGAGCCTGTTGTATTTATTGAATTCAGTCCATGTAACATACGCATCATCATTTTGATATTTCTCAAACATATCTGCGATGATTTGTTTTATCTCTTTAAGTCGATTAGCAAATAGTTGTTCTATTGGTTTTTCTGCTTTAGAGATTAAACCCTCGATATACTCATCAATATCATTCTGATTGGTTATTTTGGGATTTGTCATTTGCGTCACCTTCATCTATGTCAGGTAATTTGTCATTAAATTCAAGACTTTCTTTTTCCATTTCGTCTAATTCGTAATCAACATCATCAACTAGTTGTGATTGTCCTAACCTTGTTCGTTCTGAAACTTGTCCCTTCAGGTTAATTAGCACTTGTGATTCTTCTAACTTATTAACTGGAATGTTTCGAGTGAACTTAAATATCAGATTTAAATAACTATCATCATTTAAGTTGTACCCTTTACGCTTTAATGCAGATAAAATAACTTTGAATTGATACCTCAACATAGCTGTCATCTTACGCTCAAACGTCATACACTTGTTCTCTAAAGCCATAAGTTTAAGTTTCATTCCAATGATAGGTACATTTCCGTTAAACTCGTCAGAATTAAAGTTTACTGACTTTGCAAAACGCATGATATTCTTTTCGATTCGATCTAAATGGTTCTCAATCATTGTGTCATTTACATCTTTTGTTAAGTATTTAACGTCCATATCTTTGTCGAACAACTCAAATGCGCCACTCTTTTGTGTTTCTTGAATCATTTCTTCACTCATACCCATACCGCGTAACACAAGGTATGCTAAACGTGTCTGACTAATCTCACTTGATGCATCGCTCATTGTTAAATCATATGCGTCAATTAAGTGAATAACCTTTTCAGCATCTCCTATCATCTCTTTGTTGTTAGGTACACCAAACAATGGATTGTAATCAAATAAATGTTCATATCGTCCAACTTCTTGCAAAGCGTCAATACCTTCTCCTCGAAATACATAATAATAAGCATTATCGTAAAACTCTGCGTACACATAATCAGTGCCATTATCATCATCTTTTTCATAAAAGTAGCGCAATGAGTATGTAGGTTCTAAAATATTGTCGCCAACAAAAATAACATTATAGGGATCTATATTCTTAATCCTAATATCACCATTCGTATCAATATATGCTAACCTAGCACCATATCCGCAAATTGCTGCCATTTTACCTATTTCAGAATCCTCATCATCAACACTATTTCTAATGGCAAAGTTGGTTATAAACTTTTTCAACTTTTCGTTTTTTTCTGCGTTTTCATCTAAATCATAAGTAACAGGAACACCATGTAAATAACCAACACGTGTATCAACAATTTCGCTGTCAAAAGAGTTGTTAAGTTTGTTATTAACAGACACGTCTAATCGCCTTACATTTCCACCAGTTTCAAAATCTTCTTTTTCTTCAATTGGTCGACGTTTGAATATTGGTACATAGTCAATATGTGTCTTGTATCTATTATAGAGATTAACCATTCTCTCTCTATCGTCTTTATGTGACTCTATTAGAGCCTCAATATGCTTAGGCAATATTCCTTGTGCTTCAATATCATCTATTAACTTATACAATGTCATTTCCCCCTCCTTAATCGTTCAGGTTTAGTATGTGTGTATATGGCATATCTTAACGAGTCCAACACGTCATCAAATTCTTTTATAGGCTCTCCGTTTGTAGGGTGCCAAACATATTTAAATACCTCTTGCTTAAACCTATCCATATTATCATAAAGAACAAGTAACTTGTTTTGTTTGAACAACTTAGCAACTTCCTCTACACCCGATAGTTTACTTTTATCAGCGTTAATTGCACGTAATCTATGTCTTCTAAATTCAGTGATGTATTCAGGTCGTGCAGTATCGCAGTAAAAATTAATATTGCCATATCTACTTACAATATCTTTTGCAATAACCACCCAATCATCAATAAACTTAAATTGGTGTGCGTGCTCCTCAATAAAATAAAAGTTACCATCTATACCTCGTCCTATTAACACAATAGATCCATAGTGCTCGTAACCCCAGTCGACACCAGCAAAGTATTCTTTGATAGGTATGTCGTCCAGTTCATCTGCTTTAATCGTATTCTCATTCAAATCAAAGTCGGCATATACTACACCGTCACCAGACACCCACATACCGTTGATATTACGTTCATAGAACATACCTGATGGTGTTGAAGCCTTAATAGACTCTTTATATCTATCATTAAGAAAGTTATTGTCATCGAGCTTAAATTGGTGACTCAGTATACCTGCTTTAGGATCTGTATTTTCAATATAATCTTTCAACAACCAATGCTCGGGATGGTCAGGGTTGGTATCTACCAATATTCTTGCACCAGTTCCACTACAACGTGACTTAATCTCGTCAAACACTTCTTCATGCGCTAACGACGCTTCGTTGATATATGCACCAAACGATGTCATACCACGTATAGCTCCTATACCACTTACTTTACTGTGACCTGTCTGAACCACTTGAACGCCAAATAACATGAATGAATTGTATTTATCAAAATTAAACTCAATGCCATATTTGTTAGTTAACTCTATTAGTACGTTTTTTTGAATCGTACCTAATGTTGCACCAGCAAGTATATATTGAGGTGTCTCAATTCCTTCTTCGTCTGCTATCTTTCGCACGCGCATTAACTCACGTAAAAATAAGTCATTATTTAATATTGTTTTACCTGTACGCTTAGCTCCGTGATTAATTAACATAAACCAATCTTGTTTTTGCGTTTGCTTCAATATTTCAATTTGTTTGTCCGTATATAAAGATTTAAGTTTATTCATTGACGATCACTTCCGTTATTGCGTCGTGAAGTTGTTTGATTTTATCTTCTGTGCTACTGTCACCTTTATCTATTTGTTCAATCTTCTTCTCAAGCATCTTAATCTCAGTTTCTATTTTCTTGTTAGCTAAAACTTCGTTACCTAACGTCATTCTATTCATACCATCTAAACTAGCGAGGAATGCATCAGCTGTCGCTTTCTTCACTCCCTCTATTTCAATGTCATTCTTAGCTACATTCTTTAGCCACTCATATTCTTCAAAAGCCTTTTGGCGTGTCCATTTTGATTGTTCAGCTGCTTCTTGACGCAATTCTTCATACCTATCTAAAATCGCACTATTCTTACTCAACTCAAAAGCTCGGCTATCTATATAATTATCACTTTTACCTTTAGTCGAATACCCTGCGTCAATATATGCTTTCCGTTGGCTCTTGCCCTCGATGAGTCCTAATACAAACTTTTCTTGCTTCGGTGTTAATTTAATCAATTGTTTTCACTGTATCACACGCCTTTACGTTAATTACTCTAGTTATTTTAAATATAAAAAAATGCCCCTACATCTTGTGCAGGAGCTACGTTCAATAAATGTGAAAGGAGGAAAATAGTTATGACTCAAAATGCAAGAATTAAACTACCCACCATATAGGCAGGTAGTAAGTGATTAATAGCGTAACATATCATCTTTTATATGTTTGTCACTTCTCAATCACATCGATGAGAACATCTGTTGTGGCTATTACCCCACGTCTTAAGATAATTCTTACAAGTCAATTATATAAAATTAATTCACAGTTTAAAAATAGTGTCATTTTCGTCATTTCTGTCATTTTTGTCATTTTCGTCACTGTAGTAGATAAATCTTTTCTGCCAACTCATCACGGCGTGCTAAGAAGTTGTTTCTATTCAATTTAGAGTTAGGCATCTTCTTGATAATTGCGTCCCTGTTATAACCTTTCTTCAATAACTCTAAGAAACAAAAGTCAACGTGCCCTAATCTCTGTTGTGATTGATTTATAAACTCAACCTCTTTTAACATCTGCGCATACCTTTTATTTGCTCTCTCAAGCCTCACAACAACGTCTTCAACCTTACTTGAGTTTTCCCCTTGTGGTTTTGGTAACGTTGCTTGTATGCCATATTGTGCGATTGAATTGCTATCATATTCCGGTATTACATCAGCTAACACATTACACTTCATTTTATGTGTGCCTATCATATTAACTATTGACTCTTTGCTATACATCTACTCTGACACCTCCGCCCTCATCAAATCAGACTGATCGCTCAACTTTGCGAAGTCACTCGGCGCCTCTACATCATCATTAGCCGTCATCATAATATATACTTGCTCCGTTACATACTTACCTAACTCATACATTGCTAGTAAGAATAATAGTCTTAGTATTTGTTTAATCATCATTGTCATCTCCAGTATCAATTAAACTAGGCATCATTCTTAACATAGCCCTTAATTCATGTTCATTCATATTAGCCATCATAGGACTGTAAAATTCACTGTCTTTATCATTAATTTCTTTAATGAAATCATCTTCAATCTTAGCTTTTTCTTCAGGTGTTTTATTTTTATATTTTTTGATTATTTCAGTGTACTTTTTCGGGAATTTCATTTTAGGAATATTAATCATCGTCTGCCTCCTCAACATTGATCCCAACTATATAACCTTTGTTCAATACAAGTTCTCTGCCATAATCTTTTTCTATCGTTAAATAGTCATCATCATTTCTAAAATTGTCCAAAACAAATACTATTTCGTTAAATAATTCATCTTCATGTAATATCAAACTACTACCGTCATGTAATAAAATTCTCAGCTGATTCATTTCCCACGCTCCTCAATAAGTGTGATTGATTCAATCGTATCTGTTTTAATATACGTTGGCTATTTGATTATATTACTTACGTAAATAAAACCATTAAAATTTACCGTTCTTTCAACATATTTTTCAAAAGGTTCAGCTGTTTTTACAAAATAAACTCCACCTGAAATAGTTTTAATTTTAACATCCGTCATTTCCCACACTCCCTTATATTTTCAAACAACTGACCCACTTTAATAACTGCATCTCTTTTAACTTGTTCCTCGTACTTCTCTTTCGCTTCTTCTTTACTCTCCGCCTCAACAACTGTAAACGTCTGATTATCTCTAGCAGCATTAAAATGTTCATGTGGTAGTCCTGATGAATCTTTGAATGTTGTGACTAAGTATTGTGTCACTTCTCATCACTCCTATTTATTTGATTTCAAAATCAACTTCTATTGGAATAACAACGATTTTATAACCTTCGTACAATCTTTTGAGTTCATCAAATATTTGGCGCAAACCAATAACATTCATATTTTTACCCTGTAAAATAAATATCTCCTTATTCCAACCACGATATATAACTTTAGTGCGTTCTCTCACTTCCCCAAAACCTCCTTGACCCGATCTAAGATGTCTTTATACGTATCCTTTCCCTGCGTCTGCTGTTCCATCTTGTCTTTCGTGGTTCCTTTTCATTTTCTTTTTGTATGCGTCAATGAGTTGATCGATAGTGTAGTAGTTGTTCGCTAATGCAAACGGTAAAAATAAGTTGCTACTATATGGACTTTCATACATTTCATCTATAGTTGACATAAATTCATCTACTACATCACTATCGTTAAAATCGATTTCAACTCGTTCTATATAGTCGTTAAAATCTCCGTCATCTAAATAACCCAAAATTTCTTCCATGTTATCTGCTTGTTGATTAGCAATACTCAATCCAAACGCTAACATGTCTGCTAACTCGTCTAGTTGTACGTCTAACGGCTTACCTGGTTTCTTCTTCCAGTTCTTAAACGTTTCCAATGTATTAAACCATTCAAAGAATTCAACTACATATGCTATTTTGCTATCTCGTAAGTTCAGCGTCGGTATTCTATCGTCGAACTCCTTTTGTATTTGTAAAAGTTCTTTTAATTGATCTACTGTTAAATTATTCATTTATTCGTTATCTCCTATCGTTTTAATTCCTCAATAAATTTAAGCACTCTATCAATATCAATCTGTTCATTTTCTGACTTGCGTTTATTCAACCAATAATCTAACTCGTACCACCAGTCGTCGTTTAAATGCTTTTCTTCTAGCAATGCATCACGTTGGTCGATGATTTCAAGCATTTACTCGTCCCCCTTAATTAGATAAATTGGTTTAGTAATAAAATCTATAACGCTAATAATTGAATCATCAGACAGTTTATAATGTGTATCTCTAATATCTCCGACCAATTGCACAATCTCTAGACTTTCGTTTGTTTCATGGTTATATACTTTATCTCCTACACTAATACTCATTTTCCTGCTCCTCCTCATATTTATAGACAACTTGACCCGTCATAATCCCTACTGCTTCATCAAGTTCAATATCTTCTTTGAGTGCATCTTGCATAGCATTAGGTAAACCCTCAAGTATTTCATCAAACGCTTGTGCTTTCTTATACACGTCCTCAATCTCTTTTAGTAATCCCTCTGTGTCATTGCCGTTATACGCACTAGCACTGATAACGGATTGTTCAATTTGTTCGCGATTATTCATCATTTCCATCTCCTCTAAAATAAAGTTAGTTGCTTCTGCTCCTCGTATTCCAAACCATGTTGCTTTATATATGTTTCAAGCTCTTCCGCTGTATCAAATGTCTTTTTCACGCCTTGCCAACCTGGTACGATATGCCCGTGAAAGTAATAAGTGCCGTTTACTACATGGATATGTGCCACTCGCTCGTTATCCTGATACAGATATCTCTTAGAGCCGAAAAATCGGTTTAAGTATTCTTTACGTGCGCTATCTGTCATGATCTACTTCTTAACTTTCACGAATATGTCGTTTTCCATCAGGTAGCACGCATAACGTCCTCTTGGATGTTTCTGTGGTACATTAAACAAATGTGGCTTCTTCTTACGTAGCTCAGCCTCTTTACGTCGTTGCCTAGCTATTTCACGTTCTCTAGCCTCTCGTTGCATAATTCTGGCTAACACGATTTCTTTATACTCAGCTAAGCGCATACCATAAGGTGCATGTAAGGCTTCTAACAACGCCCAGCCACCACGTACTCTTTTTGCAACCATTCCAGGAGTTAAACCGTTCTTTTTTATCAATTCATTTTCATGTTCGGTAAATTTATATGGTTTACCGTTAATCTTTACGATACTCATTTATTCCACCTCTATATATGCATGTCTTATTGTTATGTTGTCATACTTTAGTAATTCATCCGGATTGTCATCTAAGCGCTTTGCTAGCATATCTTTTTCATCATCCACATCATCAAAATGCTGATAATCAACTTCTGTAGGTATTCTTATATCAATCGTTGCGTTTATATATGCTTGTTGTTGCATTAAATCACTTCATTTCTCTTTTTCTTTTACGTCTGACTTTCACTAAGTCCTCATATACCATCCATTCTTGACCTGTGTATTTAGGCGCTTTACATATCCACGTTAAATTCACATCTCTATACTGATATCTGAATATCTTCGCTTTGATGTTGGCAACTTCAGTCGCCTTACCTTTAACGTCTATAACTTCAACCAGTTTCCCTTCCTTCCACAAAGAGAAATCGGCTATATACGTAATCGGTCTTTGCTTCCCAAATTTAGGTTGTAGTTCGAATTTCGGTTGTATTTCGATACGATCATAGTTAGTGCCATTCATATTACTTTCTAAATATTGGTAATATTCGCACTCTAATTTGCTATCAAATACAATTCCTTTGTACTCAACTTTCTTAGCGTTGTATTTACTCATTGTGCCACCTCTAAATATCAAATATCGTTGCTTGTAATCCTAGTTCTTGCTCGTATAGAAGCCCGTGAGCGCCTTTGAATCGTTTTAGGTCACTATCAGTCATAATTTTCTTTTCGTCGCTGAAATGGGCTCCTGTAAGCGAATAAACTTCATTTGCGTTGTCTTTATACTTGATGACCTTAATATCTTCCGTGCCATCTTCTCGGTATAAGTAATATTTTTCTTTCGGCATTTTTAACACTCCTTAATATTCGACGATAGCGGGGCGTGTATGACGTTCTGCAAGTTTTTGGATAAATAGGTCGTATAACTTATTTTCATCGCCCTGTGCCTCGTCTATGAGTTTCTGAGCGTACATATCTGAACATTCAAGTTTAGTTTTCAAAAATTCTTTGGTAATCATAGTTTTAAACCTCTAGTCCTGTAATCTTGACCATCCATCTTGATTAGTGTTGTATTACTCATGATTCTGCTGAATATACGTTGTAAGTCTTTGTTTTTTGTCATTTCTTTTTCATCTAAGTTAGTAGTAAAGATATTGTGTTTACCTATTCTACTTTCGATAAGCTCGAACATCTTACTAGTAGCGAATTCGTTCATGTTGATACCGTAATCATCGAATACCATCAAATCGACATCACTTATAATTTGAGCCAATTCCTGTTCGGTCATAGCAGTTTGGTTGTTATAAGTGTTTTTAATTGTTGATATCAATTGAGGTACGTTCATATATAACACTGTGTAGCCTTTAGCTTTAACTGATTTAACAATACTCATTGATAAGTGTGATTTACCTGTACCGAATGAACCTTGGATTAGTAGCGATTGTTTATTGTCTAACGTGAAATTGTTTGCGTAACGTTCGCATAAGTTTTTTGCATACTCTAGTTGTTCATTAGTCGGATTGTAATTATCAAACGTTGCTTTCGTTAGATCTTCGTTCATTATCGATTGCTTGAATATGCGTTCTGCTTTTCTTCGTCTATTTCTCTTGTGATAGTTTTCAGTTGATTGTTTGGCGAACTCTATCATTTCGCAGTCACAACCATGTTTGAATTCTGAACCGTCATCAAATTTGTAATAGTCGTACTTACGTCCACAGTTCTCACATTTCAAATCAAACGCTTGTTCAATGATTTGTTTCTTTAAAGTTGGTTTCTTTGCTAAGTTCTGGAATGACTCCACTTTCTCACTCCTTTAAAACGGTAAATTTTCTATACTGGATTGTGATGCACGCTGAAACGCATCTACATATTGATTGTTTACTTCTTCTTTAATCTCTTCGCTATAATCATTCATATAGCTTTCGTTATTTAAGAACGTTTTAGGGTACTTTTGATATTGTTTGTCTGTAATAGTTTTCAAATATTCTCGTGTACCTTGCATGATTTGCTCAAAAGAATGTTTCTTTAAGCATGATTTGAATTTAGTGAAAGATATCTTTTTATCTTTCTTCCTGTCGTAAAGTTTCCACCATTCCTCAAATTGCTCATGCGTAACGTCAGTTGCGCTATTATTATTAATACTTGTATTATTTAATCTTGTAATATTAATACTTGTATTATTCTCTTGGAAGTTTCTTTCTATAGGGGTATGGAAATTATTTTCTACACCCCTATAGAAATTATTTTCTATAGGTATAGAAGATTGCGTCATGGGGTATAACCTTCTTTGTTTAACTTCACTCCCTTTATAATCAAGCTCAATTTTTAAATAACCATTTTCTTTTAAGTTGTTTATCCTAGCTGATATAGTCCTTTTCGTTACTTCATACAATTTGGAAAAGTAACCATTACTTGCTGTGCAGTATCCGTACTTGTTACTTAAAGACGTTATTTCTGCAAAAAGTAGTTTTTCACTGTCAGTAAGTCGGTTATCGTATCTGACATTTGCTGTTATTATTGAGTAGTAACTTGGTTGGTCAGTCATGTTGATTCTCCTTTCTGGTATAATTTTGTTATCGCTACTGCGTTAGATTGGGGGTGAATAATTATGGATCCTATTTTAGGTAAAGGTATTGATAAAATTATTCAAGGTGCTGCAGATGGACCTATCAAAACATTAAATTCTACTTGGGATTTAATTTTTGGTGGATATCATAACTGGGTTGCTAAAATACAATATAAACGAGAATTAGACTTGACTGACTTTAAAGCTAATATTGAATCTAAGGTAAAAAAGATACCTGATAATAATCTACAAGAACCTGAACTTTCAATAATTGGACCCGCTATTGAAAGTTCTAAATTTTATATTAGCGAAAGAGTAATAAGAGATCTTTTCTCTAATTTAATTGCATCTGCAATGGACAATCGCAAAACAAATGACGTACATCACTCTTTTGTTGAGCTTATTAAACAAATGTCACCTAAAGATGCAATATTGTTTAAATTTCTATGCAATCAAAAAGTTATTCCGGCTGTAAGATACAAATATATACGAGACAATAGTAAGGCAGGCGACTTTTTGTCAGATAGTATTATTTCTAATTCACCAATCGATTTAAATTCAACAGAAATTTCATTAAATAATTTAGAAAGAATTGGTTTATTAAAAATTGACATAGGTCTAAATTCTTATACTAATGAAAATCTTTATGAAAGTTTTGATGATCCCAAAATAATCAATAATTATATTCAAAAATATGAAAAAGAAACTTACAAAAAAGTTCGTGATGTTTTTAATATGATTAATCATTTTGGTATAGAAAATATATCTCGTTACTATAATTTATCTATCAATGAAGTTTATACAATTGTAAAACCTGCCTGTATTGAGTATGACAAGGGGTACATTGAAATTACCTCTTTTGGCAAAGCATTTGCCAAATGTTGTTTTTAATATCTAGAAAATGGTTTTCCTACAGCTTTTTTATAATTTCTAACATTCCTAATCTCTTCCGCCAAGATGACGATTAGGAGTGCTATTTTTATTACTCTTAGTCTATTCATTCCTTTTTCTCTCCTTTCAGCATTTTATTGAGCCTCTCATCAACTTTTATCCACGAGTCATGCAAGTGGTATTTATCATCAAACGACTTAACGCCAATCGCATGTTGCTCGTTGTGATGTTCGCGACATAACGCTAATACATGTTTGTCATAGTGGTTCATTTTGTTTCTGTTCATGCCTCTGCCGACTGCTTCATAATGTGCCAGGTCTGCGTGAGGCTTTCCGCATATTACACAGTTGCGGTTGATTGTAGCCCAATATAATAACGCTTTATCTTCGCTTAACAACTTACTCGTTTCTACACTCATAGGTATTTGATGATGAAACATAAACGCTATAATCAGTTCTATTAACTCCCTTGCAACTTTCATAGAACAGTCGCGCAGACTGATTTCTTCATAACCTTTCATAATTTCCAATTCTGTTTGTAATAATTTTCTAGTTGATTCTACTGGTTCGCCCCAGTGAAGTTCTATATCTCTACACATTGCGAATATTTTTTTGCGTTGTTCTATAGATAGTTTTTTATTGTCCGGAACCTCTACTTCTGCTTTTAGTGGATATCCGTTTTCTAGTAAGTCAATGTGACTTTGTTCAAGTTCAACACCAGTAGCAACGACGGAATAAGTACCGTCATTGTCTTTCTGGTATCTTGTAATGTATTGCATTTAAACCACGTCCTAGAACGGTAAATCATCATCATTGATTTCTATTGGACCATTAGCATTAGCGAATGGGTTTGATTGTTGACTCATTGGCGTCTGTTTCCCATTTGCTTGCTGTTCTTTTTGTTTCATCTCATCAGTTTTAGGTTCTGGTTTATTAACTACTTCATCGTCTTTATTCCAAACTTTTACATATGAGAGTCTTACAAAATACTTGCCTTGTTCCTCGTTAAATTTATTTTTAAGTACAATAGTTCCTATTTTGTTAATTAATTGATCTGTGTCAAAAGTTAAATCTGGTAAGTTCAATTTAATTCCTAATCTACTAAGTAACTCGATATATTGTTTTTCTTGATAATCTTGTTGGAATGGTGGGACGAATTGGTTGTGTTTGTATTGTTTACCTTCGTTGTTTTCAAAAACAATCGTGAAGTATCTGTTTTCTCTGTCGTTAAACTCGACATTTGCAACTTTTACTGTAAATTCTCCAGCTCCTAAAAAGTCCCCACCTTTCATGAATGCCTCTTGATTAGTTTCTTGAATGTATTGTGTTCTACCAGTAATTTTCATAATTTTTATACCGTCCTTTTAATTAATTTTTAATTACCATTTCTAATTGCTTGTACAACATCGTTAATACTTGGATTAATGAAACGTTTGTTGTTAATTTTGATGTTGCTTGAGTGTCTTATCTTTGTCTCGAATAAGTTTGATGGTTCAGCGTTAAGAACATATTGATAAGCTTTTTCGCCGTCTTGCTCATGTTCTTCTATTGTCATTCTTGCTAACACATCAGATTGACTGATGACCGCTTTTTTTATTTGATCTTGTGCCTCTATCGTGATTGTTGGATTGATAGTGCTACCCTCATCATCTTTGTCTTTGTTAATTCCCTCGTGTCCACTTATAGCAAGATGGAATTGATAATGTTCTTGTAATTTAGAAATATAACGATAAATACTTACAATGCGTGTAGCACACTCGCCCCAATCATTAAATGTTGGTTTCTTTAATTTTCCGTCCATGATGTCGTCCATAGTGATATCACGTAGCTTTTGGATTGTTTCAATCACTACAACATCAATTTGTTTTCCGTTTTCTCTGAGTTGTTCAATAATTTTAGGTAACATCTTAATCACTGCACTAAAATGCTTGTAATTCTTAATCTGCACAACTGCCCCATCTTCTGTTACCGTTGTTCCGTCCTCATTTATATCTAGTACTAAGGCGTTGTTATCTTTTGTTAAAAACGTAGTTTTACCAGTCCCGAACTTGCCGTATATCGCAAATTTATAAAACTTGTTTGCATTTTGTTTGCTGATGTCTTTTACACCTAGTTGCGTTAAGATATCGACATCTTGATTAGTTTTTTCAGTCATGTTCTACCTCCTCGTACTCAATAGTTTCTGTCACTGTTTTCTTGATTGCTTTGTGATAATCCATATTGATACTCGCTTCTTCCATACCGTTAAACTCCCTAGCTCTATTTCTATTTGTGGAGTAACTAACATCTGAATTGTTATCAGTTGGTTTGTTAGTTATATAAATTGGCATATCCCTATGACGGATGATATAAGTTACAGTCTGATTCATAGCGACCTCCTACCATCTCATGACTAAGTTAATTAGTCTGTCCTGTTCGTCTGTGTTCTCTTCAATCCATTCATCTATTGCTTGGTTGAATAATTCTGATGCCATATCTAAGTCATTCTCATCTACGACATAAACATGTTTAATTGGTACGTTGTTCATATCTTTAACTTGTATTGATATGCCCATATGACATCTTAAAATGAATATTTTAAAATCGAATCCGTTAACATGAATATTTTTGCGTATGATTTCGCCTATTTCGTAATACATCTTGACTTCCTCCGTTTTTCGTTTTATATTTAACTTGAAAATTTTCTTAAGTGCTTGATACTGTTACTTGTTGGCGCAAGTAGCAGTTTTTTTATTCTTCATAAAAGTATTCCTTATAAAATATGAATGTCGCTATGCTTGCGAATCCTGCAATTGACCATGCTGTAGTGAAGTACAGCAATGGCATAAGCACAATTGCTAAGACTGTGAAGCATAGTATTGCTACTAGGTAGCTTTTATAAGTTTTACTCATTTTCTTTTTTCAACTCCTCCATTATTCTCTGGTCTGATAAGTCGTGATAAGGGAATTTTTTCCTAGCTAATTGGACGGGTATTCTGCCTCGTATCGCAATGTATCCTTCATCTTCAAGCTCTTTATTCAGTTCTCTTATTATTTGTCCTGCTTTGGATTTAGAAACAGATAAAATTACCGCAAGTTCTTTAGCTTGCAAACTATTTTTCATCATATCTTTTCCTCCTTTTTATTTTTGTGTTGTGTATAATTTAGTTATCTCCTAGTGAAAGGAGGTGGATAATATGTCATATAGTGAATATGAACAGCTTTACTATAAAATTGTTAATGAAGCTGATGAACTATACGGTGGTCAAAGTGAACACTTCAAGAAGAACCTTCAAAAACTTACAGAGAATGCTGATGAAGGTGTTTCCAGTGAAAAGATTTACTCTACCGCTTTACATGAATCACTTGAGTACCAACGAAACTTCATCTTCTTAGAATTAGGAAAAGTTCTCTTTAGTAAAGTCGGAAAACGCCTTAAGTAGTTTTATTCCTGAATCAGGATCACTGTGTCGCTCAATCGTTTCTGCTGTAGACTCTTTACTAAAATCATTTCGATTGATTACAGGCTTTCTCGTATTTCGTTCAATCTTCCAAACCTTCCACGTCACAACTGTCATTGTGATGAGGAGGGTTGTTTTATATAGTGTGTTCATTTTTAATTCCTCCTATTAAGTAGTTTGAGTTTCACCTAAAAACTTATTAACAAAGTATTGTTGTCCTTTGCCTGTTACTTTTGGCGTCTTACTAATTGATGTGTGACCGTCTGAATGTGTAATTGATGTTTCTTTAATTTCGAATAACTCACGTTCCATTGAGTACTGTGTAGGCATGTTATAATCCACACCCTTACGTTTAATAAGGAATCCGTTTTGACGTAACCATTCGAATAATCTGCGTTGCCCGATGTTTACGCCGTTTTGTTTAATGATCTTTGCTAACTCTCCAACTAAAATTGATGTCTTAGTAGTAGCTACTGCATCTGCAAATACAATTTTTGGTTTGTCACGTTCAATCTTTGTTTCTAATTGATTGATTGTGTTGTTAGCAATTTTTAAAGCACGTTGCATAATCATTTCTGGGCTGTTCCATGCTTTTTCAACTTGGATGAAATATTGTCTTGCACGTTTACCGGGTTCACTACGTTGAATCATTGCGATTTCTTTTGCAGTGTCTAGTGTGAGTGCGTGGTCAATATAGTGAGTCATATTGCCTTGAGCTGTTGCTCTTTTTTGAGCAATAGCTGTGTAATCTGTATTTTCTTCAAATCCGTATTTAAGCATTCTTGGAAACCAATCTTTATATGCTGTCTTAACTTCTAATGCTTGATGAAGTTCTCGACCGCTGATTGCGATTTCTCCATTTTCTTTTTCTTGAATATTGAACATTTCTCCGATGTTCGAATTTGTTTGTAATGCTTGCATTTGAGTATCCTCCTTTTTCCTCAACACCCACATTCAGCAGACGGTTATCGCAATGACTATCGAATGTATTTAAGCGCGGCTCATATCATCGCCAGCTCTCGCTCACATCTGCTCAATGTGGATGTTGATAAGCGTGGTTATATTAAGAAGTGAATGTTACTGATTCACTTTCCGCCACTCTGTTAAATCAGTAACTTTGTTATCGCTTTCAACACCGTTAAGCTTGTCTAACGCTTTCACTACTTTTTGGAACTCTTTGATAGCACTTCGTAGCTTTTTAGTAATTTCATCTTCTACCATTTCCAAACCAGCAAATGCGTCTTCGTTATTCATGCTTAGATGTTTGTTGAAAAGATCTCGAGTGTATCTTATTTCTTTAAGTGATTTATCATAAGCTTCAATTTGTCCTGAAAGGTTATGATATTTTAGTTGTAGTTTTACTAATTTTAATGATTGAGCTTGCATTTGCTGTGCCCTCCTGTTAAGCAGTTACGTTAGCTTCATAACCGAATTCAGTCATGATTTCATGTATTTTCAATCTGCCTTTTTGTGTCCATCTAGTTTGTAAAACTGTGTCTTCTCTGCCATCAGAACGCACAATTGTTATAGTGTCTGAATCTGTGTAACTCTTGCCCATGTGTTCTGAGTAAAGCACCCACTGTTTATTTACTTTTCGTTGTAGTCTAGCTTCGTGTAGTAGTTTGTTTAACTTTTGTGCTGATATACCGTAGTCTGCCGCGATTTGAGTTGTGGCTAATGTGCCAGTTGACTTTAAGATTTCATCTACATAGTCTGCTTTGGGTTTTAGTTCTCCGATTTCTTGTTGTAAAAGTAAGTTTTGCTCTTTTTCTTTCTTATACTCAGTCAACACTGTAATGATGTAGTCTGGATCTTTTAATGTTTGTTCAATTACATTGTCTGTTGCGTAGATACCGTGTTTGCGAATAGCTGGTAGGACTTCCATCGCCAACCAATCTTGAAATTTTTCTGCTACAGCATTACCTGCTTTGAAAGCCAACTTATATACCATTGGTTCTGGTATGAAATCGCCTTTCCCAACTTCTTGGGAAAGATATTTACCTAAATATTTATTGATAGTTTCCCAACGAATATATTGTTTGCCGTTTTTAAACTGAGTGAACCCCAAACTTTTTGCGACAGTTTCTAAATCGAATAAATTATTTTCATTATCTTGTTTGATTAAGATTGAAAACATGTCGTTACTGAAAGTTTTAATTTCATTCATTAACTCTTCACCTCTTCTTTAATTTCTAAAATTTTCGCAATACGTTTCTTTTGTTCAAAAGCATCTCTACGTCCACGTAAAATATCCGATAAGTAAGCACTTGAAATTTCTAGCATTTCCGCAAGTTGCTTGTTTGTCATGTTGCGTTTTAATAATTCCGTTCTCACTTTCAAGCCGAAATCTGTTGTCGACATATTAGCACCTCCTATAACATTTTTTCTAAGCAAATAAATTATCTGTTGAACACCAATAACTTTTATGCTAATATTTAAGCATAGTTTAATAAACCTATAACAATTCGTAATGCCTGTCATAAAGGTATTGAATACTCGTTCCCCAACGAATAATTGTTATGTGTTTAGTAAGCTAAATTTAAAGCTTAAATACAGTATATTAACTTTTATGCTAATTGTCAACAAAAATAGCGAAAAAGTTAATCTGTGATAGGAGAAATTTATGAATCTAGTACAAAGAATCCGTAATTTGTGCAATTCAAAAGGTATGACTTTTGCTGAATTAGAGAGAACTTTAGGGTTTTCAAACGGACAAATCAGAAGATGGGAGAAAACCAAACCAGGCATTGATAAGGTGCAAAAAATTGCCGATCACTTCGATGTATCAGTTGATTACTTATTAGGTAGAGAAAAAGATGAGTACTCCGGAGAAGATAAAAGTGAAGATATTCTTATTATGCATCGAGCTACAGAAAATATGACGGAGGCACAAAGGCAAAAAGCTTTGACTATATTAGAAGCAATGTTTGATGATTGGGATGATTTAACTAAGTAACAAAGGGGCTTTTTAATTGAAATTAAATTATGAAAAATCTTTTTTTAAATCTGCGAAAGCAGTTTACGAGATCACAAATGGTCTATATAACTTATCTTTTCCTTTAGATATATTTGAAATTATCTCAAAAGATAAACGTATTAAATTAGTGACTTTCTCTGAATTTTCTCAGAATACTGGCACTTTATATTTTAAAATACCTTCTATTTTCGGTTCAGAAGAAGCGTTTCATATTAGAAAAGGAGACAAAGCGATTATAGTTTATAACGATTTACTGCCTATGAATCGTCTAAGATTTACTTTAGCTCATGAATATGGTCATTTTATAATGGGACATACTGGAGTTAATTTAAATAAAACATTCACATATAAAGATTATTATAGAAGGATTGCTGAAGAATATGAAGCAAACTCATTTGCTTCATGTTTATTGTTTCCTTTACATATAAGATACAAATATATAAACAACTTTAATATTGAGCAAATTTCGTACAAGTATCAAATGAGTTTTCAAGCGATCCATATAGCGGTAAAAGTAATCAGAAGACATATACACAATGGGTTAAACGACTATATGTCAAATAACGAAAATTACCACGCAGAAAACTACTTAAGTTTTTTAGAAGAGAAAATGGAAAGCAAATCTGATTTTATAAATGAATTTAAATATGCTTATGATCTAACGATTTAACAATCAAAAAATAAAGGAGAAATGAACATGAAAGAATTACCTAAGAGCAGATTAACGTTCAAAGAAAGTATGATTGAGAGTCAATATTTAGCAACTAAAACAAAAGAAGAAAAGAAACAATACAAGCAACTATCTGTTGAAGACAAAAGAGAAATTTTAAAAGAATACCAAAGTAAACCTAGAAAAGAAGTGAAATTTGAAAGTGAAATCAATAAATCTGACGAAAACTTATCTAAAATCTACCAAAGATTTAGCGAAATAGGTGTAGAGGATTTGTTTGGTACAAAAAAAGAAGTGAAAGAACTACCTATGATTTTAAAAGATAATGAAAACATAATGTATGTAACTTCGGGATTGTACAATAATAATACCTACTTAATAGTATGTACTGATCTAAGATTGTTATTCTTAGATAAAGGTATGATATATGGTTTGAAATTTCATGAATTTCCATTCGAGAAAATCAATTCTGTTTCGTATAAAAAAGGACTTCTTTTTGGCGAAATAATTATACATCACGGTTCATCAAGTATCGCTATAGGAAGCATATCAAAAAACACTGTATCTAGAATGGCGGAAACAATACAAGAACAAATCTCTATTCGAGAAAGTTCTATGAAACCATCCAATTCTGAAAAAATGAGTTTTTCTGTTGCTGATGAATTAATAAAATATAAAGAATTATTAGATGTCGGAGTAATTTCTCAGGAAGAGTTCGATAAGAAAAAACAACAATTATTGGATATTGATTAATAGCGCTTGTGTGGCGTGAGGAGGATGAGGGATGGAAGAGAATAAAACTTTAAAAGAATACTTGCGTAATTTTTTAGAAGGTTACAAATATGTAGTTGAAAACAGATACATTTATCAGTTTAGTAGTAATCCGGAAGCCTTCCCATTCATGAGAAAAGACGATTACAAGATTTCGATATTTTATCTAAATCAATCTTTTTTTGAAGAACCTTGCATCGTTGTTATCTCAAATGACAGTAAATTAAAAGAAATATATAATTTTCGTAATACTGATATCAAACATTTGTCTAAACACTTTACTTCATACATATATGATTCTAAAAAGTATGTAGAAGAACAATCCGGATTATTAGATTTTAATAACTACATTTATTACACGTCTATTTACTACGGAAAATATATCGGGACTGTAATAATACAAAACAATTTAGATTTATTTTTTAATTATGGCAAACGATTAGCTAACGATCATTACAATACATTGATATCGAAGTCGAAAGAGAAATTGATAAACAAAGCACATGATGAAATACAACCGTTCAACCACTTAGATTTAAATAGCATGAAAAAGATTGTTGATGATATAACTTTTTCTTATCAAATAGAACAAGGATTACAAGCTTATAAAAGGGAGTTGTATTTGCCAGCTGCAGCAACCTTTGCTGTTGCTATAGAGACGTTTTTAATCAAATTAAAAAAAGTGAATAAAATCAAACATAAAGACACCGATTCAACTATGTACACCAAATTATTAGGAGAATTAACTAAAGAGGGTAAAGTGAATTATAGAACCAAAAAACGGGTAGAAATTGCTTATAGTATGAGAAATATAATCAACCATTCACAAGCCGGTGCAGTAGCCAAAGGTGATTGCGACTTCCTTTTAAACACACTAAAGGACATCGTTGATGAAAACGAAAGAATATTAACCGAATACAGTAAATCAATTAATAAGACGGAATAAATAGATATCCTTGTATTCGGACTCTATTTTTAACATAATTTGTTCATAAATTTTTAATTTAAGTTCTTGTTCATCGTCATAAATATCAAATTCACTACTATAATTTTCAACTGATTCTTTTATATAAGCTATTTCTGCGTCAGTAAACTTTACGCACATTCCATCACCTACTTTTTATTTTATTATATCACATTTAGTACCTAGTACTAAATTTCGGGTAGCTCGCCTACCCTTATTATTTTTTTGCCAATTTTGAGGAGGGAGAAGCAAAATGCCAGTATATAAGAATGATAATACAGGTAAATGGTATTTTTCCATTAGATATAAAGATGTATACGGTAATAACAAACGTAAGATGCAACGCGGTTTTTCAACTAAGCGTGAAGCTAAGAGAGCAGAGGCTATTTTTTTGAATGACGTAAACGAAGGATATAGTGATTCGAAAACATTTGATTATGTTTTTCATCACTATTTAGAAAATAGCGATTTGAGACCTAAAACAAAACGACGCAAACAAAATGAATATCATAAACACTTTAAAGCTAAGTTCGGGCACATAAAAATGAATAAGATAACACAAAATCAATGCCAAGAGTTTCGTAAATATCTAATAGAGAATGTAGCATCAACAAATTCTGCTCGTACAATTTGGTCAGGTTTTAAAGTTGTAATTAATTATGCTAAAAAATACTTTGGATTACGTACAGATCCAACAATATCAATTAAACCTATTCCGCGTGTAAAGCCAAAACCTAAGTTTATGATGCGTGAAGAATTTGAAGAAAGAATCAAAGACATTGAAGAGCAAGATTACAGAGAGTTATTTACATTAATGTTTTATACAGGTTTAAGGATTGGCGAAGCTATGGCTCTTGTTTGGACAGACTACAATAAATACAAAAAAGAGATATCCATAAATAAAACAATGGACATCTCTAATAGAACTATATATCCGAGACCAAAAACAGATAGTTCAGAGGATATTGTTCCTTTACCTAAATTCATCAATACAATGTTAACTGAACGACATCAACGTGAAAAAGAGTTAAACAAATATTTTGATGAACGTAGTTATTTTATTTTCGGAGGAATGGCTCCCAAACATTACAGTCATGTTCAAAAGAAATTTCAAAAAGCTTTCCCCCATTATAACATTCACGCGTTAAGACATTCTTATGCATCTTATCTTGCAAATAATGGTGTAGATATTTTCGTTTTACAGTCACTCATGAGACATGCTCAAATCACTGAAACGATGGGCACTTACAGCCATTTATATACTCAGAAAAAACACGATGCAATAGCCATTTTTGACAAGTAA